TGCATTTGGTTCAGACAAAACTGTGACAAGCGGAACTTTTACAATTCAATTTCCAACAGCTGACGCTGATAACGCAATACTTCGTATAGCATAGGGAGGAAATCCTTATGGCCAATTCTTGGAATGAATCCGGCACAACCTGGGGCACTAATCGTTGGGGAACAACTAATGCATTTACATTAGGTTGGGGCGCTCAATCTTGGGGTGATTCTGAATGGGGAGAACTTAATGATGCTACTGTAACTCTTACAGGAGTTTCTACAACTACAGCAATAGGCTCTGTTTCAGTTACAGCAGAAATAAATGCAGGTTGGGGACAAGATGGTTGGGGTGTAGAAAATTGGGGTGCTTCTGGTTTAACCGTTCCTCTTACGGGTCTTCAATTACAATCTGATATAGGATCAGAAATAAGTTGGGGTAAACAAACTTGGGGATCTCAAAATAATGGTTGGGGTGGTGAATATTATTTAGTTCCTGCTGACGTGATGGGATTAACCGGATTGTCTGCAACATCAACTGTTGGATCACCAACAGCAAAATCTGATTTAACATTAACTCCAACAGGACAAAGTTCAACTTCAGCAGTAGGATCTTTAGATCCTGCAGATCAAACCATGGGCTTAACTGGATTAAGCACAACATCATCTGTAGGTGCAATCACACCAGCAGATGTTATGGGCTTAACTGGTTTACAAGCAACAACAGCATTAGGAACATTAGTAATTTCTACAAACCCTATTATTGATGTAACAGGTCTTTCTATGACTTCATCTGTAGGTTCAATATCACCAGCAGATGTTATGGGATTGACAGGAGTTTCAACAACTTCTGCAGTTGGTTCAATATCACCAGCAGATGTTATGGGATTGACAGGAGTTTCAGCAACTGCTAGTGTAGGTAATGTAGCTCCATTAGGTTACGAAGCTATTACAGGTACACAGAGTGCTGGATATAGCACAGTTACTGCAACACAAAATGCAAATTATACGGCAGTAAATGATTGACAATAAGTATAAAACAAATTAAAAAAAGATACTAATTAGGAGAACAAAATTATGGCATCAACTTTTACAGTTCTAGGTGTAGAACTAATGGCAACTGGTGAAAACGCCGGTACATGGGGAACAAAAACTAATACTAACTTAAATATAATTGAACAAATTTCTGGTGGTTTTACACAACAAGCTGTATCGGATTCTGGAGATACAGATCTTTCTGTATCTGATGGATCAACTGGTGCAACTCTTGCACACAGAATGATAGAATTTACAGGGTCATTAAGTGCTGGAAGAAATGTTACTATACCTAAAGATGTTCAAACATTTTATTTTTTAAAAAATTCTACAAGTGGCTCTCAAATTGTAACTTTTAAATATGTTTCTGGAAGTGGAAGTAGTGTAGCAGTAGCTAATGGAGCAACTGTTATTGTATTTGCTTCTGCAAATGATGGTACAAACCCGGATATTATTGATTTAGGTTTTGGTTCAGGTGATGTAACTCTTACAGGAACACAAACTTTAACAAATAAAACTTTAACTAGTCCTAAAATTGGCACTAATATTTTAGATACTAGCGGAAACGAATTAATTAATTTTACTGCAACAGGTTCAGCAGTTAACGAACTTACTATAGCTAACGCAGCTACAGGAGTTACTGGACCGGTTATTTCAGCAACAGGTGAAACTAATGTTGGTATTAACATTAACCCTAAAGGCTCAGGAGTTTTAAACTCAGGAGGATCAGCGGTTAAAATTGCAGGAACAGAAACTATGTATGTGCCTGCTACAGCAATGTATGCTGCAACAACAAATGGAGCAGAAGCAACTCAAACAGAATTAACTGCCGGAAACCCAGAATTAAAAGCATTTGCTTTTGACCCATCAACAGCAGAATCAGTACAGTTTAATGTATGTTTTCCAAAATCTTGGAATGAAGGAACTATCACATATCAAACTTTTTGGTCAGCTTCAGGAACAAACACAGGTACAGGTGGATATAAATTATCTGGTGTCTCTATAGCAAATAACGTTGACTACGATACAGCTTTTGGAACAGCTGTTGCTAACACAGCTTTAGCTGCTAGTGGAACTCAAGATGATTTAATGGTTAACGTTGTAAGCGGTGCTGTAACAATTGCAAGCGCAGCAGCTGACACAAATACAATTTTTAAACTAGAAAGAAACGTTGCAACAGATACAAACTCTGGAGATTTAAGATTAGTTGGAGTAAAAATATTCTTCACAACTGATGCAGCAAACGACGCATAGGAGGAATAAATGTTTGGATATCAAGTACTAGGATTTGGAGCAGGTGGTAGTAAATCTCCTACTGTTGAGGCAACAGGTGGAAACACTGTCACTGATAATGGAGATTTTAAAGTACACACATTTACATCCCCTGGTCAAATAACTTTTGCAAAAATACCTGCTACTGCATCCGTAGAATATTTACTTGTCGCTGGAGGAGGCGGCGGCGGAGATGGCGGCGGAGATGGTGGTGCAGGCGGAGCGGGAGGACTCGTAGAGGGTTCTTCAACTAGTTTTACAGCAGCAGCTTTTGCAGTAACCGTAGGAAGTGGTGGTGCTGGAAAAGGTCAACCACAAAATAACGGAACTGGTGACACAGGCGGTACATCAACATTTAATATAAGTCCTACTACAGGAACAAATATGACAGCTCAAGGCGGCGGCGGAGGCGGCGGCGGAGGCGGCGGCGGTACATCTGGCGGCTCAGGAGGCGGCGCTTCAAGAGGAGGCGGTGGCGGATCTGGAACACAAGGTAATCAGGGTCAAGGTCAAGGTTTTGGAAATAACGGTTCAAACGGCGGTATGACTCATTTCTCAGGAGGAGGCGGTGGCGCTGGAACTGCAGGCTCAAATCAACAAGGTGGTCAAGGAAGACAAAACGATATTACAGGAGCACAAGTATTTTACGCCGGAGGCGGTGGAGGTGGAGTTCAATCTGGACCCATGTCTTCTACAGGAGGACAAGGTGGTGGCGGACCAGGAACTACTACTAATGGCGCAGGAACTACTCCAGGCACTGACGGATTAGGTGGTGGTGGAGGTGGATCCTCAGATGCTCCATCAGGAGGACAAGGAGGATCTGGAGTTGTAATCGTAACTTATGATCAATTTGCATAACAATGAAAATTTTAGCTAAAATGGATGGAAACACGGTAGTCGATATAGAAGCTATTGATGATTGGAGATGTACTAATGATGATGGTCAAATCGACGAAAATGTTGCTAAAAATCATTTAACAAAAACAGGTTTTAATCCTGATGATTATATTTTATTTTTTTCAGAAACACATATAAATTCTCCTTCAATTGGAGGAACTTATGATTCTTCTAATAATAAATTTATTAATATAAAACCTTTTTCTTCATGGGAATTAAATACAACTAATTGGCAATGGCAACCATCAGGCGGTTGGCCAGCAGATGCAAAAGAAAACGGTGGCACAAAAGATTATATATGGGATGATGCTACTCAAACAATGAATTTAAGAGTAGACACACCTTAAGAGTAGACACACCTTTCGAAGAATAAATCTACATTGACTTATAATAGTGTTCTGTTATAAGTAATCTTGAAAGATATGAACGTAGTAGATTTAGATGAAATAGCTATTGTAGGTGCAGGCAGCGCTGGATTAATTTGTGCACTTCTTTTAAAAAAAACATTTATCACTAAACACATTAAAATTTTTAAATCTAATAAAATAGGAATTATTGGAGTAGGCGAAAGCACTACTGAGCACATGACTCGTTTTATGAATCACGTAGGAATAACTAGAGATGATTTAATTAAACACTGTGGAGCAACTTTAAAAGCAGGTGTTTATTTTCAGAATTTTAGTAAAGAAGATTTTATGCACTGCGTATCTGCTCCCTATGATAATAAATATCACGCATATCATTTAATGTATGGGCAGCTAATAGGATATAAAAAGAAAAAATATAATATGTATCCTGAGTTTTTTAATTATGCTCAAATGCCAGTTGGTGCTTTAGAAAACCCAAGCTGGATACATCAATATCATTTAGACACTTTTAAATTTAATGAGTATTTATTAAAACTATGTAAAGATAGAGGTATACAAATTTTAGAAGAAGACATAGAAGATAAAGATATAATTTTAGATGATTTAGGAAACATAAAAAAAATTATAGGAAAAAACCAAGAATATACCACTCCCGATTTATATATAGATTGTAGTGGTTTTAACAGAATATTAGCTAAAAGATTAAAATTTGAATGGGTTTCTTATAAAGATTATTTACCTTTAAACTCTGCTGTTGCTTTTCCTACCGAAGAAATGGATGAATACAATTTATATACGTTAGCAAAAAGAATGAAACATGGTTGGTTATGGAGAATACCTACGCAAACAAGAACAGGCAACGGTTATGTATTTAATAATGAATTTGCATCTTTAGATGAGATTAAAAAAGAAGTAGATGAACTTTATGGAAAGGATGTAGATATACAAAGATCTTTTGATTTTGAGCCAGGTTACTACAAACAAATGTGGAAGAATAATGTTGTTGTCGCAGGTTTAGCTAGTAGTTTTATAGAACCTTTAGAAGCAACTTCGATAGGTAGCACTATTCAACAAATGTTTATACTAATGCATTTTTTACCATCCGAAGATAGAAACAGTAATAATAAACAATATAATTATTTAATGGAAAACATATTTAATTTTGTTTTACTACATTACAAAACTCAAAAAGAAGACACACCTTTTTGGAAACATTTAAAAAATAATTTAAATGTTACAGATTATTTAAAAGAGTATTTACCAATATGGAAAAATAGATTACCGCAAGATACAGATTATGAAGGTGGGTGGAATATGTTTTATGCTTCAAATTTTATAAATGTGTTGTTTGGATTAGATTTATTTGATTTACAAAAAATAACAAAAGAATGTAGACTTTATCCTTATCAATTAAGATTTGACATAACTAAAATATTTAGAAACAATAGAAATTGGGAAAGTAATTGTTTAAAAATATCTCATAAAGAATTTATAAAAAGGATACGCGACAATAGTACAAAAGAGTTAGGAGAACAAAATGAAATTTATTAAAGATTTTAATTTAAATGCTACAAGCAACGCAGAACACAAAGCTAATTTTTTTCCTAATTTTGGAATTTTATCTGGTAAGTTTCCACCTGAATTATTTAATAAAATAAAAGTTGAAATAAACGATATACAAAATGATTTTACTAAAGCTACTTTTTTTGGAGAAAACCTAGCAGGTAACATAAAAAAAGAATTTAAATTAAGACACAATCTAGCAGAAGTTGAAAGATTTTTAATTGATACTGCAATAGAATACGATAAAGCTTTTGATATAATAAAAAAAATAAAATTTGCAAATGCAGACGTACCATTTCAAATGGACAGTTTGTGGGCTAATTATCAAACTAAACATGAGTTTAATCCTCTTCATACTCATAGTGGACTTTTTAGTTTTATTTTATTTGTTAAGATACCATACACTTTAGAAGAATTAAAAAATTCTCCGGGAGCAAAATCAAACACTAATTGTGCTGGTGGGTTAAATTTTGTTTATTCCGATATGTTAGGAGAACAAAGAGACTATCTGTATTTAGCTTCTTCACAAGACGAAGGATTTTTCTTTTTCTTTCCTGCAAAATTAAATCACTGCGTTTATCCATTTTATAATAATGATGGATATAGAATAACAGTTTCGGGAAATTTAGTTTTAAAAGTTAAATGAAACAAATAAATTTATTTGCTAAAACAATTGGTGTTTATGAAGACGCTAATAATCAAAACATTAAAGAATCTTTATTTAAAAAATGCTGTTTAATAAAAGAACAATTTAAAAAAGGCGGGGAAGGATGGTTAGAAAAAAGTCTATATAATACACACGGAACATATGATATTACCAACGATCCTTTGTTTGACAATCTATTAAATTGGATAAAAGAATGTGTGATTAATTATTGTAATAATTTAAATTATAAAAATAAAATTACTAAAACTACTGGTTGGTTTAACATATATGAAAAAGGAGATTATCAAGAATGTCACGAGCATTCTTTATCTCACATTAGTGCAATATATTGTTTAAAAGGAGATAATGAATCTGCAAAAATTTTTTTTAAAAACACTACAAACATGTTTCCTATACCAATAAAAGAATACACGGATTTTAATAGTGAATATTACTGGGTTCCTTTTATTGAAGGAAAGTTATATTTATTTGAAAGCTGTCTAACACACTATATAGAAAAACATAATTTAGATAATTTAAGAACTAGTTTAGCTTACAATTTTAAAATACAATGAAACAAAGAATAATACTAGATGAAGAAAATAAAATAAAAGTTATACAAAACTTTTTAATAGAACCTTATTTTCAAGAATTAGAAAATGTTTTTATGGGAGGAAACATACCGTGGTTTTTTAATAAAAATAGTTTGAATAATACTAGTGATAGAAGTTTTATGTTTACACATATGATCTATGACTACAAAGAAGGTTGGGTGGGCAATGATGCAATAAATAATATAGTTGGTCCTATGGTATGGTCTATAAAAGAACATTTAAATTTTAAAAGTATATTTAGAATAAAAGCAAACCTAACGACAGAACAAGGCAAACAAATTATACATCCAGCACACTATGACTATTCAGGACCAAACAAAGAAAATTTTAAAATAGCAATATTTCATGTTAATACGTGCAACGGCTACACTCAAATAAAAGAAAAAAAAATAAACAATGTAAGTAATCAACTTATTATGTTTAATAACGTTAGTCATAAATATGCTACAGCAACGAATGTTTCATCAAGAGTAATAATTAATTTTGGATTTTTTACATGAAAACAATAACTTCAGTAGAAATAAAACGTTGGTATATAGAGGGCGATGTAACTAAAATATTAATTGAAAACGAAGAATTACTACAAAGATTAGAGAAAAAAATAAAATCTAATACAGACCAAACTCTTTCATATAAAACAAATGTAAAAGGTAAAATGACTCATTGGGATTATTTTAAACGAGACGAAGATTTTAAAGAGTTGGTTTCTTTGTATTATAAAATTTGTGGTCGCTATGGATTATGGCAAGAAAAACAAGACAACAATAATATATATCATTTTACCGTACTAAATGCGTGGGGTAATATATTAAACAAAAACGATAAAGTAATAAGACATCATCATTTAGGAACTGACTATTCTAGTGTTTTATATTTTGATAACAAAGCACCTTTATGTACAGATGCTGGTAAAATTGAAACGACTAGGGGTTTAATAATAACTATACCAACATACTTGTTTCATTGGGTAGAAAAAATAGATAAAGATGTAGAAAGATACACTTTAGCTTGGAATTGGACTTTTACTAAAGCTTGGGATTTTAAAGAAACACAAGAGGAGCTTTTAAAATGAACCATATTAAATCTCCTATTATATTTGAAAAAGTTTTTGCAAAAAGTTTTTGCGATAAGATATTAGAAATAATAAACAATCGATCTTTTCAAGAAGGTTTAATATCAGATAAAAATAATTTAGATGAGAATGTTAGAAAGTCTAATATTATATTTACATCAGAACCTTGGATATATAATGAGATAGTGCCATTGTTTAAAAAAGCAAATGAAATTGGTAAATGGAATTTTATTTTAGATTGGTATGAACCTGCTCAAATAACTAAATATAACAATGGTGATTATTACAAATGGCATGTAGATCAACATGCAGGACTTTATCCTAATGATCATAAAAATGTAAACTTTAGAAATAAAATAAGAAAAGTGTCTTGTAGTTTATTGTTATCAGATCCTGAAACTTACGAAGGAGGTTCAATGGATTTTGCTGTTCCAACTTCTAAAGACGGAAATTTAATGATTGAAAAAACAAATGTGCCTGCGCTATCAGCTGGAACGTTAATTGTGTTTCCTTCCTTTATAAACCATAAAGTAAATCCTGTTACAAACGGTACTAGATATTCTTTAGTTATATGGGGTTTGGGTCCTGCATATGCTTAAAAAAATTATTAATCTATTAACAAAAGAAGAAATTGAATTAGCTTCAATGTATTGGAAAAATAACAAATACAATATGAAATCATGTACTCAGTCACCTAATTCTTTAGCAACATACTCAAACCCTTTAAGTGAATTTATGCTGTTATCAAAAAAACCAATAATTCAAGAAGCTGTAGGAGAAGAATTACTACCAACATATTCTTTTTCACGAATGTATTTTAAAGAAGGTGAATTACTTAAACATAGCGACAGACCTTCGTGTGAGGTGTCTGTAACTTTAAATATATATGCAGATAAAGAATGGAAAATATACATGAAAAGAAAAGATTCAGATAAACCAGCCATAGGAATAGTTACAAACCCTGGAGAAGGTGTGGTTTATGAAGGTATGAAATACGACCACTGGCGAGAAAAATACGAAGGTCAAGAATGTATGCAAGTGTTTTTACATTATGTTAGGTCTAAAGGAAAATATAAAGATTATTATAAAGATCAAAGAATATACTTTGGACAAAATGAAAAGTAATTTAAATCAAATATTAGACGGAAGCATACATATCGAAACTAATTTTTTTGATAATATAGATTTGTATAAGTCTATAATTAAAGAAATGTCACAAACAAATACTAAAGAAACATACCAACCTTGGAGTGCAAATTACGGCAATAGAATGCAGGGGATGCCTTGTTATGAATCCTTATTTAATTTTAAAAAAGACTATATAATAAACAAAATAGAAAAAACTCTTAATTTAAACGTAATTGATTATAACTGTATATATAGAAAAATAATAACAGAAGAGTTAAAAAAATCGCAATGTAATGGTAGGTATGGATTTATTCACGAGGACAGTAAAGCAATTAAAACCAATCAATCTGTGCTATCTGCTGTAATGCATTTTGAACAATCGTTTAATGGAGGCACTGCTTTTTTTGAAAATAATTATGATAAAATACCTGATATTTATGTTAGCGCTTATCCAAATAGAATGATATTATATAATGGAAAAAGATGGCACGCCCCGGCTTTTGATTATTCTTTTAAAGAAAGAAACAGTCTGGCCTTCTTTTTGGTTGTTAAAGATAGACTATAATTCATAAATAAGTATGATATAAGGGTTAAATTATGCTACAAAAATTAGGTTTTTTACCTGGATTCAACAAACAAGTTACATCTACCGGCGCTGAATCACAGTGGACGGGTGGTGAAAATGTACGTTTTAGATATGGTACACCTGAAAAAATAGGTGGTTGGTCTCAATTAGGAGACAGTAAATTGACTGGTGCAGCTAGAGGTTTGCATCATATGGTTAATAAAGAAGGTATTAAATACTCTCTTATTGGAACTAATCGAATTTTATATGCTTACACCGGAGATGTATACTATGACATACATCCTTTAACTAATCCATCCGGCACAGCTATTACAAATGCTTTTAGTACAACTAACGGACAACCAACAGTAACGATTACTTTTAGTTCTGCACACAATTTTCAAACAGGCGATATTATATTATTTGGTGCTGTTTCTACTTTTTCAGCTATTACAGGTTCAAATTTTGGATCTTCTGATTTTTGTGATAAAAAATTTATGGTAACAAGTGTTCCAACAGCAACAACAATTACTATTACAATGCCTGGTAATGAAGGAGGAGCAGGAGCAACTACTTCTGGGGGTATAACTTTTTTTCAATACTATCACGTAGGACCACCTGATCAAGTTGGAGTTTTTGGTTATGGTATATCTCAATGGGGTGGTACGACTACAAATCCACAAACAACAACATTGAATGGTGGATTAAATGACGATGCGTTCGGAACGGGTGGATCAGGAACTACAATTAACGTAGCAAGCACCACGGGTTTTCCAAGTTCGGGTACAAATTTTATACAAGTTGGCACTGAAGAAATATCTTACACAGGTATTACTGCTACAAGTTTTACTGGAATTACTAGAGCTGTTCGAGGAACAACCAGAGCTGCTCACAGCACTGGTGCAACTGTTACTAATCACAGTGGTTTTTCTGGATGGGGTTCAGCAGCGTCGACTACTGACAAAGTTGCAGAACCAGGTATGTGGTCTATAGATAATTTAGGAAGCACAGCTATTGCATTAATATTTAATGGAGAATGTTTTCAATGGAATTCAGATCTTATTAATGCTGTAACAACAAGAGCAACAATTATATCAGGTGCACCAACTGCATCTAGAGATATGTTAGTATCTACTCCCGATCGTCACTTAGTATTTTTTGGAACAGAAACGACTATTGGAGACAAAGCTACACAAGACGACATGTTTATAAGATTTTCTTCTCAAGAAGATATTACAGACTATACACCAACAGCTGAAAATAGTGCTGGTACACAAAGACTGGCCGCCGGATCACGGATCATAGGAGCTAAATTAGGTAGAAATGCAATTTACGTTTGGAGTGATAATTCTTTATTTACTATGAGGTTTGTTGGAACTCCTTTTACTTTTGCTTTTGAACAAGTTGGTACTAACTGTGGATTGATTGGTAAGAATGCAGCTGTTGAAGTTGATGGTGCCGCTTATTGGATGTCGGATAATGGTTTCTTTAGATACACAGGTAAACTAGAATCTATGGATTGTTTAGTTGAAGACTATGTTTATGACAATTTAAATACAACATCTAATCAAATGGTTTTTGCAGGAATTAATAACTTGTTTGGAGAAGTTACATGGTTTTATCCTGAAGCTAATTCTAATGTTAATACTCAATCAGTTACATATAGTTATTTAGATTCTACAGCCAAACGACCTATATGGTTTGTAAATGCAAGTCCTTTGTTTATTAGAACTTCGTGGCAAGATTCTGCTGTGTTTGGTTTACCTCATGCAACTCAATACGATGCAGGCACAGATAGTTCTTTTGATGTAACTGGAAACACAGAAGGAATTTCTTATTACTATGAACATGAAACTGGAGTTAATCAAATAAGACTTGGAGTAACTACAGCAATTCCAGCAAACATTACATCTGGTGATTATGATATTACACAAAAAGTTATTAGAGGAGCTGCAACAAATTTAGGTGATCTTAGAGGTGATGGTGAAAATATTATGAGAGTAAGTCGAATTATTCCTGATTTTATATCACAAGCAGGTAGTACAATTGTACAATTAGATTTAAGAAATTATCCAAATGATACAGCGGCAAGCTCATCACTTGGACCATTTACTATAACATCAGGCACTACAAAAGTAGATACACGGGCTAGAGCAAGAGCCATAGCTCTCACAATATCTAATACAGCGGTGGATACTAGTTGGAAATTAGGAACTTTTAGGTTAGATATACAAACTGGAGGAAGACGATAATGTCAATTACAAGATTACAACAAGCTAGACAAATGTATGCAATGGGCCAAAGAGTTGGAAGAATTGCATTTGGTGGCGGTGGTAGTCAAGATCATGTTGGCGGTCAATATCAAGGTAGTGGTGCATCAAGTACAAGCAAAGGCCCTGCAGGTGGTGCATCAAAGGGTGGTAACTATAGCGGACCAGATGATAGAAGTAGTGATCGACAAACCTATAATACACAAGTAGCTTTAGGAACACAATTACCACCTCAACTTCAAGGACTTGTTGAATTAAATAAAAAAGAAAAAGCACTACAAAATTTTTATAATACAAGACCAGAAATAAGTGTACCAAAATTTAGTGCTCTTAATTTTTTTAAAGGCCCTCTACAAGAATTTTCTAACTTTACAACAAAAAAAAACAGAGCTTTTTTTGAAGATGTGATTAGAGCTGGAAAAATACCAGGAGTTGATTTTGGAACTGTTTCTGAAATGTCACCCGAACAATTAGAAAAAGCGTATCAAGATTATATGACTAACAGAATGTCTGGTGCAACAGATGCTTATGGTAATCCTAATCCTGGTTATGATAATAGTAAGCAAGGTATTGAAACTTTGTATGATTACACTATGTTTGATGACGTTGATGGTGTTGATGAAGTTAATGATATTGAAGAAAATACAAATAATGTTTTTGCTTCAAGATTTTTACAAAATCAACCTGATGATATTAGACAAGACATTGAATCAAAAATGCAAAATTATTACACGGTATAATGGCTAAAATAGTACAATCATTAACTAGAGCAAGCTCAGAATATGAGGAAGATGTGGCACAATCTTTAGTTAGAGATTTAGATGCGGTGTTAGAAAAACTTAACACAACGTTTCAAGAAGAATTAAAACAGGAGATAGAAGCTAGAAGTTTCTTTTTAGATTAATGGCAGTAGTAAACCAATATAAATTTGTAGGTATAGATAACAGTACAAGTGGTAGTGCACTTACACCATTAGGTGCTAGTGTTCCTGCAGTTAATGAAACTATTCTTATTAAGTCAATATTAGTTACATCAGCTGGTACACCAAGTGTGACGATCCTTAACAATAGTATTACAGCTATTAAATCAGCAGCACTAACAGCAGACACAACAACAGAATTATTAACTCAACCGCTAATAGTAGAAGGTGGTAAAACCTTTACAGTACAATCAAGCACAACAGATTCGTTTGATGTAGCTATTAGCTATCTAAACATTAAGAAAGAAGTAACAACATAATGACCGATATACCAACATTAACACCAGAAAAAATTATAACTAAAATAACTAATAAAAAAACAGGA